TTAATCTTATCGCCTTTAGCGTGTAAGTCCACTTTTCCAGCAAATCCTAGCTCATGGCTACCAGACTTTTCAGTAACCCATAGGCGATTGCCAAACGAGGCTTTTAAGGCGTTTTCTGCAATACGGCAATACTCAGGTATTTCAGGCAGTAAAACTTGGCTAAAAAAGGCTTCTAAGATGCCGTGGATCTGTGTTCCTCTATCGGCTGCATCTCTGCCTTGAGCCTTAGAATCGTTAAGAACTCGGTCTAAGTAATCTTCCTCAGACTCGCCCTCATTGCGTGGTAGCGTTAGGGCTGCAAGGATAGCCTGCTGCTGAAGCCAATTTTGGAGTCCAGGCTTTGCCGCCACACCGAGAATGGTAGTAACGCTCGGTAAAAGGCCCAGCTTTTTTGCATCTCTGAGAGTCGTGTTTCTGACTCCTTTGCCATCTGCTCGTTCGATTGTGTAGGCTGGCTCTCCATCTTTGGTGTACCAATGACCACTTTCACTCTTTTGTTCCTGCATTTTTTCTTCCCCTTTTTGGTTTTACTGCATCCGTGTGTATATCGTATGTTGTTTCTTGGGCAACAGTTGTAGCTTGTGGAGCAACAGTTATTGTAATGCCTGTATTTGCATCTTCCCAATCTTTGATAGTTGGTTCATATTCTTTTGGAATTTCTTGTCCGCACCAGTCCTGTGGCATTTTATTAATTACCACAGGGTTGAGCTTACAAGCTCCCATCATATCGTTTTGATTAAATACAAAAAACTTACATACTCGGCAAGTCATTTAATTCCTTTTGCGTAATCAAGGATACGTTCTGAATCGTAATAGTTCTCGCACATATTGGCAGCAACGTGCAGAACCGCATTAATTACAGCAGCTAAATCTTCCGGTGTAAAGCTGATAAGCAGTTGCTCCTCATCTACACCTACTGGCTGCCAGCTTATTTTAGAGCTTTGCTCAACAAGGTTTTTAATTTGGTTCTGCATAGTGTTTTCCTTTAGAACGGGGTACTATCATCTATAAACGGATCATCCTTTGGTAGTTCGTCTGATCCTGCTGGTTTAAATCCTTGTGGGATTTTTTCTTTGCCGATTGATACGCTAAGAAACTTTGATCCTTTAGTGGATGTCTTAGTCCAGGCAGATAAGTAATGTTCCTTGCCGTTGACCATAATTGTTCCAGTAAAGTCAGGATGGTTGTCAGAAGCCTTACGCTCGTTCTTAAAAAGACTTCCTGAACCTTCTTTTGGTGTATATGCCATGTGTTTCCCCTTATAAAATATCTTCTGCTACAGACTTCATTGTTGAACTTGATTTAACTTGCTTGGGCGCAGAAGCTGCGTTGCCATCGTCATCGGCTTGCACTACGCCAATAGCTGCTGCAAGAGCATATCTACGCATATAGGTCAAAGCAGAACCAGCTCCTTGTGCATCAGGTTTAGTTACAGGCAAAGACATTTGCTGACTAATCCATTCGCCAGAGCTATGCGTAATAATTGTTGTAAGGGCCATTGTGCCTTCAAAATATTCGCCAGGTAACTGAACTACTGCTAGTCCATTAGCTGATAACAGATCACGACACGCATCCCATACCGATTCTAAGTCTGCATATTTAGACTTAAAGAATGGGTTAGCTGAGTCCTTCTTTGCGTAGGTCAGCTTGCCTTGCACGATTGACAAGGCTTTAGCTAAATTAGCTATTGATTCACTTTGCATGATTTCCCCCAAAAACATTACCAAAATCTTCAAACACGGATTGCAATAGATTATTGCGCTTGTTGTTTGGTTTTCCACAAGCTGCACGAATAACATCCACATCGTCTTGCGACAGTTCTGTGCCGTATTCCATGTTGTCTAACGCTATTTCCAAGCGTTGCTCCATTTCGGTCATAACTTGATACAACTCATCCATTTAAATTCCCCTTAAATGACATAGCGAAGTTGCTATACCCCTGATTGTAAGCAAATTGATTGCCTTGTCAATACCTTTGCAAAAATAATTAGTTATGGTGTAAGATTTCTGAATGAAGCTAAAAATCACAGATTCGGCAATTATTGATCTGCTTGGGGGTACTACAAAAGTGGCTAAATTAGTAGGAGTTTCACCTCACGCTGTATCAATGTGGCGAAAAAACAACATTCCAGCAGCACATTTTGCAGTATTAGGGGCGACTCTTGAGAAGGAGTCGCATGGTTTAATCACACGCAAAGACTTGTTTCCGCAATCCTGGCATTTAATTTGGCCTGAGTTGCAAAAATAAAAACTTGTTGTAAGATGTTATTTCTTTGATTGGCGGCTCTAACGACATCGTAGCGATCAAAGGGTTGTAGCGTTACTAGAGGGAAGATGCTGAAATAGCGCAATACAGGTGGCGAAGCTAGTGCCTGTGCATCGAACGACTGGCGGGTTCTGTGGCTCCGGATGGGCAGAATTGAAGGCGAACTTAGGTAGGCTAGGTTCGCTCACCAGAAGGGCAAGGAAGGTTTTATATATACTTTAAGTGGTTTTGTATAATAACTAGGGGGAACTATGATTGAAGATATGGTAAGTGCTAAAGAGTTTGTCAACGCTGACACTCAAACACGGGAGTCTATGCTCATTGATATGTTACGAGTAGCAGACATGGAAATTAAATCATTAAGAGAACAACTTTTATTTGCCAGGCGTGAGCTAGAGGCTAATAAACAACTTATTCATGCGCTTGGGCCTGCTGTTTTTGAAGGCAAACATTAATGAAAATTTTAATTAAGAAAATTAAAGAAAACAAAGATGGATCAGCCGAAGTCCATGTGCATTATGATAAGGAAGGATTGCACTTTCTTGTTCAGCAAGGACTAACTGCCACTTTGGTGGAAGCTATAATGATGGAACGTAATGGGGAGATGTTTCATGTTTCAAGCGTTTTGGACACTATATCCAAGAAAAGTAGCAAAAAGAACAGCGCAGTCAAGTTGGAATCGGTTAAGCGAGTTAGAGCAAAAAGAAGCGCTTGATGCTCTGCAAAACCATTTAAAGTATTGGAAGCTCAAAGAAACATCAAAAGAGTTTATTCCTTATCCCGCTACTTGGCTAAATCAAGGGCGTTGGGAAGATGAAATTGATCTATCTGAAAGTCTTGTAAAAAAACCACAGTTGCCGTGGTTCTCATCTGATGAATTAACTTTGGCTAAAGCAAAAGAATTAGGAATAACGCCTTATGCTGGAGAATCTTTTGCCCAACTACGAACTAGAATTTCGGCACAAATCAGCCGTCAGGCAACTGTGTAAATGGCGTAAAGATTGGGGTTTGCCAAAGTTTAGAAAATATATTTCTGATAAGAAAATATCACCAGAATTACTGCATGACTTTGCAATACAATATCAATTAGGAAACCGAGGGGAGTGGGGAAAATGGATAACTTCAAATTAATAGATACTTTTGATTCTGCGCCTATTGCAGCAGAGCTAACCAAAAGTCAATTTTGGGATTGGTTAAACCTACGTAGAAACGATCCTACATTGCAACACACCAACGTCAAAGACATTGTGCTTCGGTTTCAGTCTGTAATGTACGACTCTACATATCAAACCTTTTTTGAGAGTTTGAAGTGCGAAGATTATTTTTCCCAGCGTTACCATCCCAAGACAATGAATGTAGTCTATGACTTTTTTCCTATTCATCTTTTAGGGCGTGTGATGGTAGCCAATCTTAAACCTGGTGGATATATTGGTTATCACATAGATGAAGGAAACTACGCTAAAAAGCATGACCGATACCATTTTGTAGTAACAAGCAACGACCAAGTATCATTTACTTCTGGTAACGAATCGTGCCACATGAAACCTGGTGAGATATGGTGGTTTAACAATCAAGCCCTCCATTCCGTAGCCAACGAAGGAACGGAAGATCGTATTCATATTATTGTGGATGTTTGGAAATGAAAATATTAATTATGGGTTTACCCGGCTCTGGTAAAACAACCTTTGCTAAAAAACTTAAAGAACTTTTAGAAGTTAAAGGCCACATGAGCTATGAAAGAGCTATGATGTTGCCAATCAATACCAATCCTATAGTGACTTGGTTTAATGCAGATGATGTCAGAAAACGTTTTAATGATTGGGATTTTTCTAAAGAAGGGCGTATTCGTCAATCTATTCGTATGGCTGACTTTGCAATATCGGCTGGTGGTGATTATGTAATTTGTGATTTTGTAGCCCCTTTGCCTGAGATGCGTAATAACTTTAAAGCCGATTGGACTATATGGATGGACACTATAGACGAAGGAAGGTTTGAAGATACAAACCAGCTTTTTGTAAAGCCTGATGTTTATGATTTCAGAATCCCAAATTGGGATAATTCATGGGGAGAGTTTGTTGTCAACCATATTGTTAATAATTGCCGTAGGCCAACTTTTTCTTGGAAACAAGAAACTGTTCAAATGTTGGGCAGATGGCAACCCTGGCATAAGGGGCATCGTGCGTTGTTTGAAAGAGCTATTAAAAAAACAGGGCAAGTAGTCATTCAGATACGAGATTGTCAAGGATGGAATGACAGTAACCCATTTAGCTTAGAACAAGTCAAAGAAAACATTAAACGTGATCTTGACCCTCTATATCAAGGGCAATATTACATTCAAGTTGTGCCTAATATTGTCAATATCACTTATGGGCGTGATGTTGGATATAAGATCGAACAAGAAACTTTTGATGAATCTATCACCAGCGTTAGTGCTACTAAAATTAGAAAAGAGCTTGGTTTAAAATGACGGCAATGTTTTTACCTAAGCACAATTTAACTTTTGTGCATATTCCTAAAAATGCTGGCACATCCATCATTAAATGGTTTACCAAATACAAATCATTTTTTGATGCCGACCCTATTTTTATGGGCCATCACGAAAGTCTGCCAATGATTGCTAAAGTAATGCCTTGCATTACAACCTTTGCGGTAGTCAGAAACCCTTACGATAGATTGGTGAGCTTTTATACTTTTGCCAAAGATGGTCAAACAGAGTGGTGCGTAAAATTTAGGCAAGCCAATGGTTTAGAGGAGTTTCCTGACTTTGCCACATGGGTAGATCGGTTAGAGAGCTACGATACTTTGCATTGGTTTAAAACCACCACCAATCAATTTGAGTGGATACCTGATGGGGTAACTCATCTTTTGCGAACAGAGAGCTTAGACAACGATTTTAAGCCCATTCAAGACATTGTAGATTTTGGTGTTACTTTGGATGTTGATAACAAATCAGATCACGAGTTGTATAAAAACTTATACACAGATAAGGAAAAAAATAAAGTTGCCAAGTTGTTTGAAAAAGATTTAGACTTATACAAATACACTTTCTAGGGGGAAAGATGCTTGAAAAAACAATTATTGCTGCTACCGGCATGGGTTATCTAATGGTCGGTGTTTTGCAATTACGCAAAGGTGCATTTCCTAATGCAATTATTTGGTTAGGCTATGCGTTTAGTCAAATTGGTCTATGGTTGGCTCTTAGATGAATTATTTATCCGTTTGTTCTGGCATTGAAGCTGCCACAGTTGCTTGGCATCACATGGGTTGGAAGCCTGTAGGTTTTAGTGAAATTGAGAAATTTCCTAGTCAAGTGCTTGCACATCACTATCCACAAGTCACTAATTTTGGTGATATGACTAAATATAAAGAATGGAATATAAATGACACAGTTGGACTTTTGGTCGGAGGAACTCCCTGCCAATCATTCAGCGTTGCAGGCCTTAGAAAAGGACTTGAAGACCCAAGAGGAAATCTTGCCCTTACCTATGTTGGAATTCTTGACAAGTTTAGACCCAAGTGGTGCATTTGGGAAAACGTGCCAGGTGTCCTCAGTTCAGGCGAAGGAAGGGATTTTGGTTCATTTCTCGGGGCGTTGGGCGAACTCGGGTATGGGTGGGCCTATCGGGTGCTTGATGCTCAATACTTCGGAGTCGCACAGCGAAGGCGTAGAGTGTTTGTTGTCGGATGTCTTGGAGATTGGCAATCTGCCGCAGAAGTATTATTTGAGTCCGAAAGCCTGCGAAGGGATATTAAGAAGGGCAGAAGCGAGAAAAAAGATATTGCCAACTGCATTACAAAAAGCCCTTCAAGCCACAGTAGCTACAATCCAGCAAGAAGTGAAGGAAACGCTGTAGTTGTTCAATGGCCTGCTGATAAGGCAAGTACATTAAATGCTTCATTTGGAGAAAAACTTGGTTTAGAAAATCAACATATAAATTCTGGTGCGCCATTATTTGTAATGCAACCCATTCCAATTCATGCTCAAGCAACTCAATATAAAGGTGGTGGAGCAAACAGAAACAACGATGGAAAGGGAAATGGTTTAGGCATTGGAAAACCTGGTGACCCAATGAATACGCTAGATACAGTCAGCCGCCATGCAGTTGCTTATGAAAATCATGGCACAGATAGCAGAATCAAAGAAATTGAAATAAGCCCTACTGTTACTGCTAGATGGGGAACTGGTGGCAACAATGTTCCATTAGCTATTGGCTCATCTGATATTAGCGGAACATTAAGAGCTAATCCAGGTAGCGGATGGCGTAGTAACGGAACACCTGTGGAAGCAGTAGCTATACAAAACATGGCAGTTCGTAGGCTTACAGAAGTGGAATGTGAAAGACTACAAGGCTTTCCTGACAACTACACAAATATTAAAGAAAACTGTCCAAGCGGTGTAAGATATAAAGCTCTTGGAAATTCTATGGCTGTGCCAGTAATGCGATGGATAGGGGAAAGAATAAATGAAAGATTATGATCCAAACGATGCGATTGACTTCATTTTTAAAACTGCGCCTGCGTATGCGAAAGCGAAGGGTGAACTTGCGGAGCTTGAGGCATTTAAATCAAGCCTCAAAGCTATTAAAATGTCTGAATCATCGGAGCAAAGTCTTGGGGCGCAAGAAAGAGAAGCGTATCGCTCAGAGGCTTATCAGGATTTATGTAAAGCCATTGGAGTGGCGACAGAAAACGCAGAAGCGTTAAAATGGAAACTTCAAGCAGCAGTTTTAAGAGTAGAAATCTGGCGCACAGAACAAGCCAGCAACCGATCAATAGAAAGATTAACGAGATGAACGATTATGCAGACATTATTCTTAAACTTAACTCATTCATCAGACACTATCACGAAGCGGTACTTAAAGGTAAATATTCACAAGCCTATTTAATTGCTTGTTCTATAACAGAATCAGCGCAAGA